CATAAAGGTTGTCCTCTATTGCTTCTTCTGTTAACGCAAACGCTAAAGCTACAGTTTCGTGGCTGTACCTTGCTGTGAAAGTTTCTTGTGCTGTATCATAAGTAACAGATGAGCCTTCGCCTTTGACTGGGGCTTGTCCGAAACCTGATAACATTACTTCTTCCTCAAACGCTCTATCTGAATTCTCTGTATCAAAGATTTCAGTATGTTCGTTTTCGTATCTGTCGTACTCAAGACCAAAAAGTGCATTTAGTCCTGGTTCGAGTTCTTTTACTAATTGAGCTCTATTTATTGCCATTTTAAATTACCTTTTAGCTATTGCCGAATGTAGAAGCTGGGAACGTTACATATACTCTAGCGTATTGCCCAATAGAATTATTTGGTTTCTGTGGGAAACCTACTACTGTTGCGATACCACTAGAAGTTGTAGTTGTTACACCTTCTTTTGATCGACCGTTGTTAGTATCACCTGCAGTTGTACTAATAGTATTTGTTGTGCCGATAGATGCTTGTGTAGGAGTCCCAGTTGACTGAGCCTCATAAACAATATCTGGATCGACATAAACAAACGCTTTAGCATTTGCAGCACCTAAAGTCGCAACGTCTGCTGTCCACATGTTCGAAAACACTACAGAACCGTCTGTTGCTCGGTATTCTACACCATAAAATACGCCAAGAGGGGTGCCTGTTGCAGTCCCTTGTATAACCAAACCACTAGAAAGATTAACAACATCGCCTGAAAAGATCGATGCGTTAGTTCCACTTGCTATTGCAAATTCTTGAGGTCGGATTACGCCACCTGACATATGATAAGCTGGTGTGAATCCATCTGGGGCATTAGTATTTGCCATTTTTATTCACCTTTATATAAAATAAATTTTATTAAAGTTCTTAACATAAGTTAAGAACCACCTTTACCAAATGTAACCTTGGATGTTCTACTAGGTGTACTAATAGGCATCACTTGATTACTTTCTCTCATAAGATCATTATCAACTGCTTGAATCTGTTGGTCGGCAACGTTTTGATAGTATGCCCTCCTTTCATCAACAGTCTCCTTGGGGATCTTAGCTAGAATTAAGCCACCAACTCCTATGACACCAGCATGTTTACCATCATCAACAGTAGGAGCTTCAAAATCGGGGTGATCTTCAGCTCTTACGGGTTCCCAACCTTCACGAATACGTTTTGACATATTCGCTGGGTCGCTTTGCCCTATCATTGATTCTCGTATCCATCGGTATACATATCCCTGCGGTGGTGTAGGGGCGTCTAATAAAGACGGGGGTTGCCAAGGTTTACGACGAGACACTATATCTCGACTCTCTGCAGATCGTGGAGTACGATCTGTGTTAGTAGTGTTTTTTTCTTCTACCATTTTCTACTCCTCTTTAACATGCTTAGCATATTCTTCTAGTGGCACTCCAAGTCTTTTCGCTATCGCTACTTGACTCGGTGTGAGTTTTATAGTTCTACGTGAACGAGCTCTTGTAGTTCCAACACCTTTGCTAGAACCTACTACTGTCTCTCTCACCTCTTTTTGAGTTTTCCCTAGTTTATGAGGGAAAGACTCAGCAAGTCTTTTGTCTACTTCTTTATAATAATCATCTGAAGTAGGGTCATAACCTTCGCCTTCTGTGAGCTGTCTATGGAACGCAAATGCTGCAGTTGTCATAGCTAGGTCATCCCCAAACCAATCATTTTTATCTGCCCAAGCTTTCGCTTTTGGATCAGGCTGCGGAGCCTGTTGTTGGGCAGGTTGTTGATTCCATTTAGGAGCAACCTGTTGCTCTACCTGAGGAACTTCTACTAGGGTTTCAGCTTGAGGTCTTACCCTTTTTAAGCTTTCTTCCTCAACCGACAGTCTAGCCATTGCTTTCTGAGCTTCAATTAACGCGTCTGTATCACCTGATTCATACGCCTTTTTGTAGCTTTCCTGAGCTCTATCTAACTGTGAAGTTACTCTGGTACTATATTCATCATATAGGTTCTTATCTGTTTTTGAAAGTTTATTTTTAGTTTTATTTAATTCATCCTGAACAGATTGGGCATACTCAACTGCTGCTTGTTCTCTTCTTTCAGACTCTCTAACTTTATACGTTAGCTTATTGATACGTTTTTTAACGCCTTCACTGTAATCTTCAATCTCCTCTTCTTGTTCTGACTTAGTTACAGTTTTTTCTACATTTGATTCCAGTTCTTCGGTTTCACTCTCTGGGAGTTCTACTTCTACCCCTTCATCTTCTTCTATACCCTGCACAGTTTCATCAACCATGTTGTTCTCCTTTTATGCGTGATAAAATTAAGCTGATTGTATGTCTTCTGGATTAGAGACTACAGCTAAAATTTCATCGTCGTTTAATAATCGCAGTTCGCCACCCTCAATCTTGAGTCTAGCTCCTGCATACCTGCCAAATATAACCCAGTCCCTGGGTTTGCACCATGCACCTTCTGGAAATTTCTTCCCGTCACGGTAAGCATCTGGACCAAGTGATACCACAAACCCAACATTAGTACCAATACGTTCTTTTTCTAATACTGAGTCTGCTAAATAAATACCACCCTTTGTCTTTTGTTTTGGACTAAACGGTAGTATCAATATTCTGTAGCCTGTCGGCTGTGGAAGTTTTGATTGTAGTTCTTCATTTTCATGAACACTTTCGGGAGTAACCACTGGTTCTTTCTCCGTTACGTCTATGAATCTTTCTACTTTATTCGGGATTGGTTCTCCGCCTGAACCGAAGGCTTTTATAGTTTTTGACATTATTCTTCATTGTCCTTGTGCAGGTCTCTTAATAGTGAGAGAGTAAACGACAGACCTGATATTTCGCCTACTATCTTTTGGTAACTTTCAAAATTCTGTATTCCGCCACCAGCAAGAGTTTCTTTTAGTTGCTCTTGTCTTTCTAAAATCTGTTTACGTAATTTATCTAACATTTCCATTGTCTCCTTGACCAGTAGTTTGCCTTAGTTTTATCATTTCCTAAACTTTCACTACGAGCACAATACGACTTTTTACGTTTCTTGTCTCTTGGGTGAGCCCCTAAATTAGGATCACCAAAGGTAACTCTCTTTATATTACCTGTTTTTGGATTTTTTACAAAGACTTCTCTTGTCTTTTTTCCGTATCCTGGAGAACCCTTACTAATTCTTCGGGGTGTATTTAATGAAACTGTCTTACCTTTGAACTTAGCCATGCTGTAATCTTCTACGGTTAGCATTACCTGCTATTATTTCTCCACCGTCTTTTTTACCTTGTGCTGCTTTTAAATTTGCTGCGGTAGGTGCACCTTTTTCTCCTGGGCTACGCATACGTTCACCACTACCTTTTTTAATACGCTCACGTTTAGCGTGGATATTATCCCAAAGTCCAGGCATTAGATATTATAACCTTTACCTTTAGTTGCTGCTCCGCAACCTCTAGCCATTCCTGTTTTGGCTTTTCCACCGTGTTTATAACCAGCTTTTTTCATCACTTCTTTAACAACAGTTTTCTTTGGATTTTTACTTCCCATTATGGTCTCCTTAAATGTTTTTTAGTATTTGTCATAGAACCACCATGGCTCATTTTAGCTTTACCGCCATATTGCATAGCGGAATTTTTCATCGTAGAACCGTCTGGCATTTTATGATAACCTTTAGGAACTTCCCCACCGTTTCTCATGCGTCTACGGTTAGCGTTACCGCCCATCATCTCTTCAAAATTTGCTTTATTTAACATTACATACCTTTAGTTGTGTTGTCAGAATCTCTGACGTCTTTTAATATATCACGGTAATCTTTACGCATTTCACCCTTCTCTTTCATCAAGGCTTCTTCCCTTTGTTGGGCTATTTTCATTTCGGCTATCGCTTCGGTGGATTGTATTTTAGCAGCATCAATTTGTGCTTTTGCTTGATCGCTTTGCGCTTTCTGTTCGATCTCTGCTTGTTTAAGTTGAACTAAAGGTTGAACTTGTGCTTGTTGTGCTTGTAACTGTTCTGCTTGTGCTAAGGCTTGTGCCTGACCTGTTACTTGTTGAGTAGCTTGTGCTGCCATGGTAGCTATCTCGTTCATGATTTCAGGTGGCATTTCACCTTCACCCATTTGTGGCAACGGTTGACCCATAACTTGTTCAATCTGTTGCTTATACTTCATAGCTTGATGTTCTTGTATATTAGCCTGAATAGTAACAGTAGCACTTTGATTCTGTTGAACCATCGGGTTTTGTAAGAAAGAAGTATGACTAGTTATATAGGCGTCATGGTTCTGGAATATGTAAGCTTGTATAGGCTGTCCTGTTAATGCTGCTTGTTGCTCAGTAATAGGGTCACGGGCTGGTACTTCAGCTTGAGGAGGTAAAAGACCGTCAATATTCTTAACTTCTAGTGCTTCGTACATACGTTTGTATGCTTCACGTAAATCATGTAATTCTGGTGCTGCTCGTGCCATTTCAAGCTCTTGTTGAGCTAACATCACTCTTTGTGCCATACTAAAGATATTCGGGTCACTAACTGGTATTATATCTACTCTATCATCAAAATCAGTCGCTTTTATCTCTTTACTGGCTCCTGGGACGTCATATGGGTAAACGGGGGGCAAACTTTTAGAAAATACACTAGCTAATAGCCTAAATTCTTTTTTCTGGGCGTAATGCATACGTTTATGTATAGCACTCATCACTTTAGTACCACGTTCCAACATAGCAACAGTAGTTCCTACTGGTAGCTGTTGGGACCCAATATCACCTACATTCATGTCTGCAATTGACGCAAAACGTCTTCCAGAGTCAATAATTGTGCCCAATAACTGACTTAATACGTTGCTAGGCTCTTTATACGGTAAAGGCATTAAAGCATCACGTATAACACCGCCTGGAACGT